AACTTGCATTGGACGTATCACTGTATTATCCATTAGCAAAGATGCCGTTTCTAATTCATCAGCATTATTACCCAAACCAGAATTATCTTTAATCCCAACAAGCATTGGCGATACAATACGGTGAGAAACCATTACCTTCTTCATTGCCTCATCAGATAGAAACTGATATTGTTGGTGGGCATCTGTAAGTTGTACAGGTTCTATTGTAGCAGCTAATTCTTTGCTATCGTTAAATGCCAGGATAAACTTACCTGCGTTTGATGAACCGCTAAACTTCTCATAGATTGCTCTTTCTATTTCGTCTCTTTGCTCGGCATCAGGTGTACCATTATTGAAGTTAATGAGCATTGAAGGTGCCAAACCGTTTTGGATATTGTTGATGTGGTAGTTGGCAATCTCTTCTTCTAATTCAGCGTACTGTAAACCTCCTTGATAATCTACAGGAGAGTAGTAATAAAATCCAGCACGGTAAGGACGGATATAAAGTATTTCCATTCCTTGCTTACTTGTGCCAAATGCAGGTATTCTTTTAGGTTTGCTGTTTTGCTTTACCTTAGACCAATCGGAAGAGTAGTAGTAACCTTTAACCATTCCGTCTTTAGCCTTTTCTGCCCTAAGTGTTTCTATTGGCATATGCTTTGCCATAACAATTCTAGAATGGTCCTTACTGTAGATTACTTGTAATGCAGCTTGACCCATCATCTTGTAGTCGTAGCAAACTTTCTTTAAGCATTCCTTTGAGAATATCTCTTTCATTTCAGCATATTCTCTCGGCTTAGACTCGCTATCTGTTGCTTCTAATCCCCTACCATATATCATTTCAGATATACCGTTGATTGCCGCATTGTTTGTAGGCGACCCATTGTATCTGTCGATTAGGAAGTGGAAGTAGTCATTATCTTCTCCATAATCCACCCAATTACTCCTAGGAGACTCTTTTATCTCAGGAGCAGAATAAGATGATAGGTTAACTACGTGTATTAGGTTATTTTTCATAATACAATAAATTCATTGTCGTGATCCTCATTCGAGGTGTATTCATCCTTATTGATGAAGTATTTATCTAAGTCTGTTTGATCTGTACAGAAGATTAAACCTCTATATATCTCCGTAGAGCCATCTTTTACTCTAAAAGCATACTGACTACCTTCTACGAGAGAAAACGCACCAGAAAGGACCATATAGTCTCCATCGGACGTTTTAGTAACCGATACGGTACTATCCTTACGTTTTGTCTTATCTGTAAGCGTTAAGGTAGGACTAGAAGCATCCGACCTTGGGATAATCTTGAGTGATTGACTTGATGTTGATGTCGTTAAGATGTGCATATACAAATAACCATACCCACACTAATTGTTTGATAAAGGTAATAAAAAAGGGCGGCATATAGCCACCCTCTCTTATCCTTATTGGTTTGGATTATACTACACTTACAGCAGTGATAGTAATAGTTCCAGTTAAACCTGCCATCTCACTGAATGGGAAGTCATCTTGAGTATTGTCTACAGCAACAAAGTTTGGTGGAGATACTTCGTTTGCAGTAAACGTTAAGTTGTATCCATTAAAGTCACCAAGAGCATTCCCTGTAGAAACTGTACCTGCAGTAACGTCAGCACCTTCTTCTTTACCCATCAAGAATACGTTGTCGTTTCTGTCTACGATAAAGATGTGTGGGCGTCCAGCAGCCAATAACTTCAATTCCTTGTGGTCTTCTTTCGTAAGCTTCTTGAATGTCATATTCAATACTTGCTCATAGAATACGGTACCATTCTCACGAGACGCATTGATGTTTGTCTCGAATGAATTGTTACCTTTTACTTCATATTTAAATGCCGTCAAGTCGTTACTTGAGTCTCCAGTCATATTAGTTACTTCGTCATCAGTAAGTGTGACAGTACCTAATTTACCAAAGTCTACAAGATACACCTCTTTAATACCTGCTACTGTATCTTTACAGGCTTCAGCACGTGATCTAGTTAAATTACAAGCCATATCTTTTTGTATTAAAAAAGGGTAGGCAGGCCTTTGGCTTACCCACCCCTCTTGTTAATGTATCAGTTTATTAGTTGTTACTGTTAGTGATACCGTAAGTTACGATGTCTTCAACAGAACCATACTGTACGCCAGCAGTAAATCGCATAACGATACGAGCATTCTGAGAACCGTCTAGGTCTTGCATATCTAATACTTTTACTTCGTTGTGGTCAGATAATAGACCAGTACCGAAATACAAGTTAGAAGTTTGAGCAGCGATAGCTTTGTTGTCAGCTAATCCGTTTGCCACAAACAATGGAATACCTTGGAAGTTCAATTCAGTTTGTCCTACGTGGAATCTATCCATATATCCTAAAGCAGCTTGTGCAGAGATATAATGCTTAGCGATGTTTTGTGCAACGTAGATTCTTAAATCTTCACGTCCATAAACAGCAGAAGGGATAGCGTCAACGATAGACTGTAATTGTGCTATAACATTGGCAGCACTTACAGTAGTCCCTGCTATCTCATTTCCAGAAGGTAGGTTAGCATCATCAGCTAACAAAGTAGACAATCCGTCAAATTCACCGTTATTAGAAGTATCACCTCTCCAGATATTTTGCTCAGTCTTTTCAGCTACTTTAGCAGCAACGTGACCGATTAAGAAATCAGCGAATTTAGGTGGTACATTATGGTAAGCTGAATATCCCATTTGGATAGCTTCCCAATCATTAGCGAAGTCTTTCTTACAGATTTGCAAGTTTACTTGTTGCTCTTCTGGTTGAAGGATACGCTCAGTCAATGTGATAGTTGAAGTAGGATCAAAGTCACAAGTAGCATCTTTAGTAATATCGTTAGTAGATACTTTCTTGATTACCTCTTTAAACTTCACATTAGGCTTAACAGTAATACCACCTTTAGAGATAGTATTACCTTCTAGCAAGGCAGCTGCGATATACTCGCCAGCAAATTCACCTGCGTAGGTAGTAGTAATTGAAGTAGTAGTTGCCATTTTCTATTTATTTAGGTCTTTATTATTAACTTGGGTCAGTAGCAGTAATTGAACCACTTGATGCACCAACACCTGATACAAACCATTTAGTTCCGTTACACTCTAATTCGATAAAGTCTCCTAGAGACTCAGCAGAAGCAACAAAGTTAATTTGGTCCTCAGCAACAGCAGCAACAGATGCTCCGTTCACTAATATAGAACCTTCGATGTTGTCTCCTTCAGCAGAATCAATAATCCAATCGCTAGTGGCAAAGTTATCCGCCACAACAAACTTGAAGAATAATCCAGCTTTCAAAGCAGGCAGAGTGATAGTCTCTCCTGTTGAATTATCTAGCCAAAATACTTTTCCGCTATCCGCTTCTGTAAGTGTCTTGTCAGCAGAAATTGTCTCTGACTTCTTTACAATTCTTGTTACGTCATTAGACGTACTTCCGATTACAGCCATTTATTATTAGTTTATTTGTTTCCGATTCTTTCCATTACACGGTCAAATGTGCTTGATACACGTTGACCACCATAAGTGAATAATTTCTTTTCAGGTGACTCATCTTCAGGTGTAGGAGAAATTGGCTCAGCAGCAGGTTCAGCAGATAACTTCTCGATTTGCTCGGACATCATCTCTTTTTCCTTTTGGTAGCCGCCCATTTCCTCGTCAACCTTCTTCTTAAGTTCTTCCATCATTGCCATTACCTTAGCCATATCCTCTTGGTATTTGGCTTCAGTTACGTAACCTTCCATAAGTTCTTCAGACCCTTCAAGCTGCTCTTCAGAAGCCTCAGCCTCTTCAGTAGCCATCTCTACTTTTTCTTCAGTAACTTCTTCGGTACTTTCTTCAGATGCTGCTTCTACAGCTTCCTCTTTTTCAACGGCAGGCTCTGTTACCTCTTCCTGAAGTTCAACAGGTTCTACAACCTCTTGTTCCGCAGCAACGATACCTTGAGCCTCTTCGTCTTCTTTTGTCAACAACGATAGCTTCGCAAAGATATCATTGAGTAGTTTAGTAGATTTTTGACTCTCCATTGTGTACATTATTTTAAGTAATTAACGATATATATTAAAGGTGTTTCATTTTCACGCTTTCTTCTGAATAATAAACCATTCCGTCCCATCAGACCATATAGCAATACCCTCGTAGGCTTTATTGATTCTATACTTGTTTGAACTACCATCAAGTGTTTGCCCTGATTTTGGTGTTAAATCAACGTGAGTATTTGATTGGAACGTGTCATCAGATATAAACCGAATGAATCTGTTTGTGTTGTTTGTTGTTGTGGCATCTGGCAATGTATATACTGCTGTTCCTGATCCACCTGTCCAAGATAATTCGATTATAACAGAGTCGTCATATGAGGACCCTCCTAAATCAATATCTACTCCATCCTCCGCTGTTATTGCAGTTGGTGTAAGATATTTCTGTGCCTTCTTTACAGCTAATGGTTCGGTATAGCTTTTTATGTTATCTACCGTACCTTTCTTTGTGGTGCTGCTTTGCACCATAGGTATTACTTCTGTTCCTGTTAGAGCAGAGGTAGCCGTTAGTTCTGATATTTTCTTATCTGCCATTATTGAAATAATTTATGTCCTTGTTCTTGTACTATTGGTTCTCGCTCTTCAGTAAGTAGCAAGAAATGAGTCTGTGTTATACTTCCGATGCCTTGTGCTTGTAAAGACCCATCACAACAATCGATGCTATAGGTTTTACCGTCTGGGCATAAACACCCTCTCCTACTGTTTGTAGGTGATGTTCTACTATGTGTAAATTTTCTACGTCTTCTCATTTCTTGCTTTTTGGATGTTTCTTCGGAAGTAAATCGTAATCCGTTGTGTACTTAGGATTTTGTGGTCTGCCGTTCTTTACTAAATAAAGATATGCATTAACTCTAGCAAAACCCCACTGACTAGCACTACGGACTTTAGGAGAGTGGCTAGTATTGAAAGCACCCAAGCCACGCTGATAAACGCTAGCAAGCATACCAACAGTAACACCATAGCCAATCTTCTCTTTGTACTTCTTGTTAAAGTCATTAGCTTTCTTTGTTAAAGTCGCTCTGTCTTTCGCTGAAACCTTAGCACCTGTTTTTCCTTTTGCGGTGCCTTTAGCAGTTCCCTTTCCCTTGGGAGATTTATTAGGTGTATCAGATGCAGGTGCCTTTGGTGACTTCTTTACACCACCCCTTGGTCCTACTTCTGCCATATCAATCTCACCAAGTTCTTTCAGTTTTCCTCTTGCCCATCTTAAGGCTGCTTTACCACCCCAGGCATCATACATTAACTTGCCACAACCATCACTATAGCTTGTAGAAGCTTCTAAGTCTGGTGCGTGACGTGATAGGAAACTGTACATCCTCTTAATCGTGGATACTGTCAATTTTGATTTTGAGGCTAACTGCGATGCTCTGCGTTTTCCTACGGCAGTTCCGCAGCTTCCCCATCCATTCTTTTCTACCCAAGCTAATACCCTCTTGGCATTATTTACGACACCATCAGGATAGTCGCTATAGGTAGCTAAGTCTACTCGCTTAGACTCTAGGAAGTCTCGGATTTCAAGTAGTATTTCAGTGGCCTCGCTTTCAGAGATAACCTCACTCATATTAATCTTATCAGTGAAATACCCCTCAATGGAGAAACCTTTCACGAGGCCAGTTTTTACATATTTCTCCCACACCTCGTCATTATTAACCTTCATAGAAACCATCCAAGTTCCTACTGGTAAATTGAAGTTATACTTCTTTGACTTGTCGTGTACTTCGTCTTCTATAATCCAAGACTCTACGACAGTTAGACCGTGAAGTGACGCTTCGTGTTCTAGTGTGGATTTGTTTTGATTGCCTCGTGCTAAGAATAATTCAGATGCCTTACGAACAGTATCATCTGAAAAGTAAATATAGTACTCATCCTCTCCATCTGCTCGATAGATATTCTTATTTGGAATAAGTGCTGGACCCATCAGTATTCGCTTCTCAGTGTCTACCTCTGCTAGTTCAAACTTAGCCTGTTCTTTTAATGCGACAAAGTTTTCTTGTATGGCAGGTCTATCTACAATACTGATAGCTTCTATTCCTGATAGTAAAGCTTCTTCGTCTATTAGTAATTCTATTATCTTCATATCTACGATGTTACTTCTGATGTTTCTTGTAGTACGTTAAGAGTATCTATTCCGTCATTTACTTCGTTAAGGTTTAGGTTTACTCTTATATCCCCTATAGAACCTTGCACACCTTGTAGTAGTTGATCGGTTGTCGATGGTCCAACAACGTTGAATGCTGGTGCAGATACCGGTATGGTGTCTATTGCACTTTCTGTCGGTCTTTTAAAACTACTTAATGTTGTTGCTAATATATTTGTTATCGCAATGCCTGCTCCTATATTATTCCTTGCTATCTGCGACTCCACTACAGGTGTTAGTGCAGCCAAAGCTATTGGATTTGCAGCTTGGGCAGTAAGTTGCGCACGAGCAGCAGCATTGGCGGCTGTTGCGTTTATAACTACATCTGCTATAGCGGCACCTTTCTCTACTACAAGTGCTGCATTTTGCGCTGCTTCATTCTCCCCTGCTATTGCTCTAAATACACTAGACATTCCTTTTATAAACCCTAAGTACTCCTGATTTACTCTTTGTTTTTCTCTTGCATTAGCAACCTCTGACTCAGCCTCTAGTCTTGATTGCTGTATGAGTAAGTTAGATAAATCTAACCTTGCTTGTGCTTCTTCCTTAGCAGTCATCTGCGTAGTACCTAAAGCTTCACTTTGCGTTCTGATGTCTGTAGCTATTTGCTCTAGTTTGGTATTGTAGTATAATTCATTAGCACCAATCTGGGACCTAGTACTTTTGATTACAGTATTCTCTATCTTTCTTTCTAGCTTGGCCACTTCTAATGCTTCTTTTTGCTTGAGAAGTATTCGTTCAGTTATGTAAGCTTCTTCAATAGTCAATAGTAGTTTCTTATGTTGTACTTCCGCATCCTCAGTAGACTCTCTGTATTCTGCTTCAGCATCTGCAATAAGCTTATCCGCATCTTTTCTTCCTTTGACTTGCTCTTTGTACTCTTCTAGTCTTTGCGCTTGTCTTTCTACAAATTGGTCCTTTCTACGGTTGGCTTCTTTTACAGCAAATTGCTCATCAATATCTAACTGTTCTTGTGCAGATACAGAATTTATTTTTGATGCCCTTTTATTGTAATCAAGTATAGTTTTAGTTAAATCTATGAACTGTTGCTTAAACCTTCTTACCCTTCTATCTTTGTCATTCTTATCCTCATCATCGGTCAATTTGACAAACTCAGTTATTATCTTTCTTCTTTTATCGTATTCTTCAGTAACTTGTTTTGTTTCGTCTTCAAGTACTTTCGCACTACTTTCTGCTAAATTCTTTAATTGTACAGCTTGACGTAGATTTGCTTTTTCCGTCTCTGTTATATTTTCTTTATTTAATAGAGACTGAATAGTATTTTGTTGTTTCGTTATTTCTGTTTCTAATTCAAGGAGTCTAATTCTTTTTTCAAGCACCTCAGTTCCAAATTCAGAGGCAATCTCTAAAAGCTTTTCTTGTGCTGCTTGAGACAACGCTTGCTCTTGCAGTAGTTTTATGTAATTTCTTCTTTCTTTATTTACATCGTTGAGATTGTTTTTCTCAGTCTCTATGTTTGCATTGTACTCTGGATACTCTTTATTTATCTTTCTAAGTGCTATTTGCTTCTCTTCTTCAGACCTGTTTGAATCATCAAGTATATCTGTGTAAAGTCTAAACTTACCTGTTAATTCACCTATCTTATTTCCATACGCCTCTGTCAAATCCCTAAGTTCTGCAAACGCACCTTTGAGCCTGAATAGTTCACCTATGAACTTTTGTACCTCTCTACTTTGTAATGCACCAATAAAAAGCTGTATTAGGAGTATCACACCGCCAGTACCCATTAGTGATCTACCTAATTCTTTCATTGATTGCCCAAGGCTACCAGTAGTATTTATAAAGCTTGTACCTAAAGATAT